GGTAACTACTTGTAGTATCAGCACTTATTTTAGTATAAGTTGAGTTAAAATCTATTATATATTCATTTGTATCTAGATCCTTAATAGCCCAAAAAGAGGCTGTAGGTAAATAATAATTTGTAGTATAGATAGAGGAGGTTTGGAATATGATTGGTGGGTACTGAGGGCGACTATCTACTCTAAACTGTTGAATACTAGAAGAATAAAAGAATCCTTCATTGTTTTCTATTGAAATGTAAGCTTGGGGATCAGTTAAGATAATTTGAGTAGAAGAACCAGTATTAAAAATAAAATCATTCCACTTTAACTCTAAAGTAGGAGGATAAATGGTATGTGTATCTACTGAATAATACTGTAGAACAGGTTGAATAGGAGGGTTAGGATTAAATTCAATATCATCTTCCCATTTAACTAAAAATCCTTCATTTACTATATTTGTAGCACTACCAATAGCATTAGAGCTACTATACCAAGCCGATACAATTCCTTTAACAGGAGCATTTAAATCTTTATCAGAGCGATAATTAAATGTTTGACTAGAAGTTACAGGTAAAGGATGAGTTGAACCTGTATACCAGTTACCACCTCCTAAATTAGATCCTGAATATGAGGATGTAACATAAGGGGATAAACTACTAACAGGCCATGCTGCTCCATTAACAAATGTTCTCCATTTCCAACTACACCCGTTTGTAGCAATAGGATTATCTAAGTACTTACCAGTTCCCATAGTCCAAGAACCTGAAACTGGGTATACTTCTAGTTGATAGTCTGTATCAACACTTTGAGCGGTAGCTATGAATAATCTTAAATTAGCAGTCCAATTAGAACTACTTATAAGACTAGAGAAAACATTATTAATTTCATCTTGGTTAAATTTAACTAAAGCTCTTGAAACTTGAGGACTAGTATTTGATGAAAGATTTAAGTTACCTGCTTCTAATATCTCATCTAACCCTGTATTCATAGCAGGGAACAATGAGTACATTGTAGCGTCTTTTTCTGGGAAAATTTTATATACTGCCATTGTTTTATAAATTTACTACTCTACCCTGAATATCAGTATTAAGATATTTTACTTCAAAAATCATAGGATCAAGTGAAGGATAAACTACGTTATTAATTGTAGCTCCTGGAATATCATAAGCGAACTGAGAATATCCTAAAGATGTTCCTACTTTATTTGATATTGTAATATTTTTAACAGTTTGTACTCCTTCAACTTCATCTAGAATAACATACAAATCTCTTAAAATAATAGGCTCATTAATCTGCCAGTTTTTAATAGCAAAGAAATCTTGCATTGCTACAATACATCTAGTTAGTACTTCATTTGAATTAAAGTTTGGGAGTACTATAATATCAAAATTAACTCCAATATTAATAATAAAAGCATCTTTAATATTAATTGAATCATTCACCATTCTATATTGTGAAAGGTAAGTAGATAAATTTTGTTTAAGTGCTAAAGAAGCTGTTTGTAATTTACTATTAATATCAAAAGATAGAATATATAGATCAAGTATAGAAGCCGCAGCTCCTGAAGCTACAGATTGTGCTTTAGTTGGTTCAATATAAGCTTTAGCTATTACTCCAAATTTAGCAGGTAAAGAAAGTGCTCTTACTAAATAATCGTCTTGAGTTACGTTACGCAATTGAGTAGCAAAATTCGCTGAAGCGTTTTGTCTAATTTCTTCAACTGAGTCACCATCACCCCCACCATCAGCAGCTGCTGGGTTATTAGCAACTAAGGAGTTAAATACAGTATTAGCAGTTGAAGCGTTTAAGTTAGTATTTAAAAAGTTAACTGTACTAGATATATTTGTAACTGTATTAGCAGGCACATTAGCACTTACACCACCCCCTGTTAAGTATCTCACTGTTAAAGTAGTATTAGAGGGAGCTATGCCATAAGTTTTAGTAAATGTAAAGTTTGAAGGGGCAAATGCAGTTGTAAGCTTATCTATTTCAAATGGTAAACCTAAACCAACATTATCTGGGTTAGGTAAAATCTCCTCATCAGTATCAGCCGAAGTTCCAGCACCAAATTGTAATTGAAGAGTAGTGTTATTTAAGAAACGAGTTGTAAATCTTCTTTGTACTTGCTTTAACTGTAAAAGGAATGGAGTATCACCTTGGTATTGTGATAGATTAGGATCATTTACATTAGTATTCTTAATAGAATCATAAACAGTATCTTGAGCTAAATAATCTACTTCATACCAAGTATTACCATCAGAATCTACTATGTCTAAGATACCTACAATGTTAGGAGATGAAATTTCAACAGTAGCAAACTGTTGAGGAGCTCCAAAAGAGAATGTAGTAGTATTAGAAGTAGAAGATATAGATTTACGAGTTTTCTTTAATAAGAAATAATCTACTACGGTACCACCACTTGATACTTGATAAACTGTTACCTCAGTAGGATCACCTGAAGATGAAACACTAAAATCAACTGGATCTTCTACTAGGAAAGATGTATTATAGGGAGCATCAGCTGTTACAATAGTATTAGCTGGAATAGATAAAGCATAAGTATAATCAGGCTGGTTTAAAAATGTAGCTGGGACTTGTTGATAAAAATCAATATTAACAGTTGCAACTTGTGTTACGTTTGGTTTATAACCAAACATATAAGCTAACTCATACAAATTGTTTGTTTGACGAGCATACTGTAGGTATGTTTCTTGGATTTGGTTATCCAAATAAAAAGACATAATATCACCCACATAAGATGCCATCTCCATAAACATCATACCAGGTGATGATGGAGAGAAATCATTATAGGTTGTAGGAAAATAAGTACGAGCATAGTTAATTAAACTTGCTCTTAACTCGGTAAAATCCTTGTTTATATACTGTATGTTACGTCTTACGGCCATTAGTTAAATGCTATTTGAATTTCATCGGATATAGCGGTATCTATAACATTATAAGTTAGGGATACTGTTATAGTATTATAGTCTGGGTCTTGAAATATTTCTAAACTAGCTACTGTTACATTAGGAAAGTATAGTGATAGTTGTGATTGAATATTTTCTTTAAGACCATCCAAATTACCAGTAGTAATTTGTTCAAAAATGAAAGCTCTTAAACCTGAACCAAATGTAGGGTTAAGATATCTTTCTGGTGGGTTAGTTAAAAAGAAATTTAATAAATTGTTTCTAACTGCATCTTTTGTAGTATAAGTAGAATAGAAAACACCAGGGGCATTAAAAGGTATAGCTACACCAACAGCCGTTCCTGGCTTAGTATCAATTGGAAATATCTTTTGTGCCCCGAATGCCATTTTATTTCTTTCCCATTAATCCCATAATCATGTCTAAACCGACATTACCCTCAGGTAATTTTGATCCATCTCCTGAGGTATTCATACCAGGGGTTATTTGTAGAGTATTAGCTGCTATATTTTGAGTAGTAAAGTTAAGAGTATCTTGCCCTCTTCTCATATCTCCCATGATGCTTTCCATCATTGCTCTTTTTTCTGTAGATGATTTTTGTGAGGTTAATGAAGTAGTTCCATTAGAGGATAGTGTTGTATTAGTAACTCCCGTTCCCCCAACTCCAATAGGAGTTGATTGATAAGTTTCCTGGATTGGCAATTTAGGAGCACGAACTGCCTCCAAAAGGATATCTTTTAATTCCTCTTGAATAGCTTCTCTAACGGCTTCTTTAATAAATGATTTTAATTCGCTGGGTTTCATCTGTTATAAATATTAAATTTAGTAAGACCTTAAATTATCTCTGTCAATAATTAATTTAAGTTCATTAATTAATGTTTGTTCATTAGTAGTAAATGATAGAGGTGTTTCTAATAAAGCAATTCCTGATTGATTAAATGCCACTGCTTTTCTACGAATAACAGTAGAGCTAAAAGGTACTTCCTCTATCTTAATTATAAATCCATTATAGCTACCTGAGTCTACATTGGATTGTACTTGCCTTATAGTAACATTTTGTATTGTATCTGAGACTGGGGTTAATTGATTTTGATTTTCATCTGTGGAACAGAAATTTATTAGTATATCTAATAAACCTAATAATTCAATA